CTACGAATATGGCTTACATTCCACTACAAATTCCTCCAGGCGTATACAAAAATGGGACTGAATATCAGTCTAAAGGGCGTTGGAACGGCTCAAATTTGGTACGTTGGTACGAAGGTACTATACGTCCAGTAGGTGGATGGCGTAAGCGGTCTACTAATCAATTAACTGGCATGGCTAGAGGGTTGATTAACTGGAAAGACAATACAGGCAATCGTAGAATCGGCATTGGTACGCATTCCAAGCTTTATTCGATGAATGAAGCTGGTGGTTTGACAGACATTACTCCAACATCATTTACTGTTGGAGATGCAGATGCCGTAGTCAAAATTGGTTATGGTTATGGAGTTTATGGAAGTTTTGCCTATGGCGTTGCTAGACCAGACTTAGGATCAAACACACCTGCTACAACTTGGAGTATGGACACTTGGGGCGAGTATCTGGTTGCTTGTTCATCAAAGGATGGTAAGTTACTTGAATGGCAATTAAATACTGCCAATGATGCTGTTGCTATTACTAACGCACCAACTAGTTGCACTGGTTTAATTGTTACTCAAGAACGATTCTTATTTGCACTTGGAGCAGCTGGTAATCCTCGTAAAGTTCAATGGTGTGACCAAGAAAACAATACTGTATGGACACCTGCTGCCACAAACCAAGCGGGTGACTTTGAGTTGACTACAGTTGGCTCTTTGCAATGCGCTAAACGCATTCGTGGAGCGACTATCCTGTTTACTGATGTTGATGTGCATACTGCCACATACATTGGCCCACCATTTATCTACAGTTTTGAGCGTGTAGGCTCTGGTTGTGGTGTTATTTCTAAACAATCAGTAGCGGCTACTGATAATGCCTGTATTTGGATGTCTGGATCAGGCTTTTGGATATACGATGGTTTTGTAAAGCCATTGGCATCAGATGTGTCAGATTATGTGTTTAGCAACATTAATACTGCACAGCAATCAAAAGTATATTGTGTCCATAACTCCACCTATGGTGAGATCTGGTGGTTCTACCCAAGTTCTACCTCTACTGAAGTAGATTCCTATGTTTCTTATAACTATCGTGAGAATCATTGGGCTATTGGCACTTTGGCACGTACTTGCGGTACAGATCGTGGCATCTTTGCTAATCCAATTATGGTATCAACTGATGGCTATGTTTATGAGCATGAGGTTGGTTTTGCTTATGATGGTCAGACATTGTTTGCTGAGTCAGGACCAGTAGAGATAGGCAATGGGGATAGAACGATGAGTTTGACAGGATTAGTTCCTGATGAAAAGAATTTAGGCGATGTTAAAGCTAGATTTAGCACTAAATTCTATCCAACAAGCACAGAATATAGTTATGGCCCATACACAATGGTTAATCCCACTTCTGTGAGAATTAGCGGTAGACAAATTGCAGTCAAGATAGAAGGAAATACCCTATCTGATTGGCGAGTTGGAACCATTAGATTTGATGGAAAACTAGGTAGTTTGCGTTAAATATATTATGATTGAACATGATTCTGAGAATTGGCGTGAAATAAGAAATGCCAAACTGTTAGAATGGTTTGGTGGCAACCAGAGTGCTGTAGACTTTTTAGTTGCTTTATCAAGTATTGCTGAGTTATGGGATGACTTAGTAGATAAAGATAAAGAGCTTAATCGTAAAGAGATAGATGCTGTCTTTTGGAACGCACTGGTGACGCTACCTACAAATGAGTTCTTTAATCAAAATAGGGCGTTTTTAATGCCTTTAGTGATTCAGAGTATAAATGCCTGGCAAGACTCTGTAGAACTTGAAAATGGTAATGCCAACGACAGAGCCTATGCGCTCACATTGCGTATTATTTCATTACAAATAGCTCCAATGATAGTCTTATTGCTTAGAGGACAAGAAGCAATGAGGGAAACTAGTACGGAAATGTGGCGTTACTTTACGGCACATGATGATGCAATTAAATGGATACAAGGGGAATAATATGTCTCTAGGTGGATCAAGCGAAAGTTCACAGCAATTAGATCCTGCACTGCGTGATCTATTTTTAGAAAACTATGGATCTGCAAAAACTGCTGCAGGTGGGTTAACTGCTCGTCAATTTGCAGGATTTACTCCAGAGCAAAATACTGCAATGGGAAATATTGCCAGTTTTGCAAGCCCTGGTAGTGAAGGGTTTAATGCGCTTAGAGGCGCTTATGGCGTGGCAAATACTGCAGCGCAATATAAACCTCAAACAGTTACTGCTGGTACTTTTGGTGGTGCAGTTGTTGATCCTGCCGCATTAGCGCAAGCAGCGCAACTAGCTAGAACTGGTATACGTGATGTGAATGCCGCAGGTGTTACTGGCGCACAGGTGGCTACAGAAGCATTGGGGTCAATTGCCCCCAAAGCCGCAGGTAATATTCGTGATGTAACAGCAGGATCATTCTTGAATCAAAACATTCAAAGCTATATAAATCCTTATACAAAAGCAGTAACAGATGTAAGTTTGGCTGATTTAGAGCGTTCTAGAAAACTTGAACAACAACGTACTGCTGCGCAAGCTACTGCGGCTAGAGCTTTTGGCGGTTCTCGTCAAGGTGTAGCAGAAGCAGAAACTAATCGTGCTTATGGTGAGAATGCTGCTAGGTTGATTGCTCAACAGAATGCGGCTGCATTTGATGCTGCCTCTAGACTTTCTGAAGCTGATTTGGCTCGTGCGATGCAAGCCTCTCAACTTAACCAAGCTAAAGACATTGGCGTTACTCAGCAGTCTCTGCAGCTTGCAGGACAGTTTGGCTTGGCAAATCAAGATGCTGCTTTACGTGCGGCTTTGGCTAATCAAGGTATTGACTTGTCTACTGGCACTCTCAATACTCAAAATGCTCAACAAGTTGCTTTGGCTAATCAAGCGGCTCAGAATGCTCGTTCTGCTCAACAAGCTAATTTGTATCAACAAGCAGGTTTGTCTAATGTAGATCGTGCATTACAAGCAAGTCTTGCCAATCAAGGCGCTGGCTTAACTGCAAATCAACAGTCAATAGCTGCTGCTAATCAAATGGCAAATGCTGGTACTGCATTTACAAGTTCTGGTATTGCGGCAAATCAAGCTTTGGCAGATCAAGGTGCTTTGCGTCAAGGATTTACTCAACAACAATTGGATGCCATTCGCAACCTTCCTTTGGAGCAACAACAGATTCTCAATCAAGCATTGGGTATCAATGTTGGTGGTGGTTCTGGTGCGCAATCAACGTCTTCATCAGGCCAAGGTTTGTTTGGTCTATTCAGATAAGGAATTTATATGTTTAATATTGGGTTGTTATCTGATGCCGCATTGACGGGCTTGTCTGATGCTGAAAAACAAGCAATGCAGAAACAGGCTACTCAGCAATTTTTGATTGGTAGTTTGTTGAGTGGTGATCCTGGTGTTGGCTTTAAGTCAGCATCAGATATTCCATCTACTGCAATCACCATGCAAGATATGTTGCGTAAGAGTCAACAAGCTCAAGCAGATCAGGCGGCTTTAGAAGGTTTCCGAGCTAAATACACTCCCACCCAATTCCAAGAAGCTAACCCTGCTTATATGGGTCCTGTTACGCCAGATCAATTGGCACAACAAGAGCAAATCAAGGGCGCTAGAGCGCAAGGTTTGCCATTCAACATACAAAATGCTTTGCAAGATGTATTGGCATTGCCTACTGCTTCTCAGAGTTCAATGCGTGAAACTATTACTGCATTGCAACCAAGAGTCCAAGGTGATTTGTTGATGAACCCTAATATGCAAATCATTCGTGGTTTGCCATCACAAAAAGATCAGATTCAAACTCAACTTAATGCTGCAACAGGTTTGTATGAGTCAAGACCAGTTGTCGGAGGTATGCAAGCTAGGATTCAGTCTACTCCTCCTGAAGTATCTGCAAATACAATGCTTGTTCCATTACAGGGTGGTGGTTTTGTTCAAAGATCAATACCTGGTGGCCCAGCTGCGGTTGGTGAAATTGAATCAGCCAAAGCAATAGCTCAAGCTAGTGGTCAAGTTGAACAAGTTATTGGAGCTGATGGGAAAACATATTTTGTCCCTAGGTCTTCTCTTCTTACTCAGCGTCCAACTACTGGGGGAACTGGTGGTGTAGGTGGTGGCGCACCTAGTGGCGGAGTGGCTAAGATTTCTCCTGCTCAAGAAGCAGTTAATCTTGCAACGTCTAATCGGTACAATGAGTTTACCAAGACTGCTCTTG